ACCGTATAGCTAACTGGAACCTAGAAAAGTTCGACAATGAACGACGAAAGTCTAAATGAAGTTCAATCTCAAACAGTTTTACACCTTTTGCTCTGAATTAAAGATTGAGACTAAAGAGCAGGGGTTGCGGAAGATGGATAACTTGCTCGGCACTCAGACATACGTTATGAATGAGATTGCTGATGGCTTAGCAAACGGTATCCATTTCTTTGTCATTCTTAAAGGCCGTCAACTCGGCATCACAACCATAAGTCTAGCTCTAGACCTTTACTGGCACTACATCAATGCGGGGTTAAATGGAACGCTTGTTACAGACACAGAAGAAAACCGAGATATGTTTAGAGGCACGCTCGGAGCCTATATGGATGGTTTACCAAAAGAATACAAAATACCCATACTTGCACACAATAGAAACTCTCTTGCCCTCAAAAACAGAAGTCGTATCTTTTATCAAGTCGCTGGGCTTAGAGCGAAAGGAAGTCTTGGTCGTGGCAAGGGCATCACATTCCTTCACGGAACTGAGACGTCGTCGTGGGGAGATGAAGAAGGACTAGCGTCACTCATCTCTTCTCTTGCTGAGACAAACCCTAAGCGTCTCTACATCTTTGAGTCTACTGCTCGCGGCTTTAATATGTTTCACGATATGTACGTGACAGCTAAAAGGGCTAGAACGCAGAAAGCTATTTTCTGTGGCTGGTGGCGCAACGAGTTCTATTCTGCGGCTCCTGAGACTGATGTCTACAAAGTCTATTGGGACGGGAAACTAACACCAGAAGAAAAAGAGTGGACGCGAGATATTAAGAAGCTCTACAACTTTGAGATTAATTCTCGCCAAATGGCGTGGTGGCGTTGGAAGATGCTAGAAGGCATTAAGGATGATTCCTTGATGTACCAAGAGTTTCCTCCAACAGAAGACTATGCGTTTGTTATGACCGGAACATCCTTCTTTTCAAACTCACGGTGTACTGACGCCATGAAGATTGCTAAGAAGATTGATTGCGATAACTATCGTTATGCTATGGGCGTCAACTTCCAAGACACAGAAGTCTTGAAGTCAACTGAACGACTCTCTACCCTAAAGGTATGGGAAGAACCGATAGATACCGCTTACTACGTCATCGGTGCTGACCCTGCCTACGGCTCGTCTGATTGGGCTGACAGATTCTGTATTCAAGTCTTTCGCTGCTATTCAGACGGCATGGAACAAGTGGCTGAGTTTGCAACCTCTGAACTTAATACCTATCAGTTTGCGTGGGTCATTGCTCACTTAGCAGGTGCGTATAAGAATTCAACGCTTAACCTTGAAGTCAATGGTCCGGGTCAGGCGGTGCTAAACGAGATTAAGAACTTGCGACGTCAGGCTGCAAGCATGGGCAACGCAATGGGCAAGAGTCTGATGGATGTCTTTGGTTCTATGTCGAACTATATCTGGCGGCGTAACGATACGATGGGCGGCATTTCTAACTCGCTTGGCTGGCTAACTACGGCAGCAACTAAAGAGCGAATGATGAGTTACACCAAAGACTTGTTTGAGCGCGGAATGTTAGATGTTTATTCCGTAGATACTATTGAAGAGATGAAGACCATCATCCGTGATGGCGCATCTATTGAGGCTTCGGGTAGAAACAAGGACGACCGGGTAATGGCGATGGCTTTAGCGTGCGCGGCGTATTCGGAGCAGGTTCAACCCCAATTAATTCAACGCAAGTTAAGCCGAAAAGTATCCAGAGAATTAGAAAGCAAGACACCTGAGCAATTGTCTGTAGGAAAAGGCGTATCCAACTATTTGAAAGCGATTGGTGTCTATGGCGCATAATAATTTGACTATCGTATCTGTTCACGGGCATACCGATGGGTCAGCCACCTTGCCGTCCATCACCCGCAGTATGCGGGAACTACCGGGGTCCAGAGGGCTGTTAATTTCTCCAGCCAAGCCAGCTAATATGCCAGAGGACATCCAATGGCTGCATTGCTTTCCTTTTGACTACCGGGGTTACAGCACATTTATTATGCACTGCTTACATGAGTTCATCACTACGGACTTTTGTTTGATTGTGCAAGATGATGGGTGGGTTTTGGATGGCACCAATTGGAGAGACGATTATTACACCTACGATTACATTGGCGGCATTACTCATGCTGGTCTGGTGGGCAACACATTACATCTAGGCTTTGAGTGGACTAACTTTGAACACCCAACGCTAGTTCTTAATGGCGGCTTTTCCTTGCGTAGCAAACGGTTCTTGGAAGCTCCAAGTAAACTTGGCATCGTTCAAACGTATCAGAACGATATTCATCTCTGGAATGAAGACATACAACTGTCTTGCCTAAAACGTGGACTCTTTGAGTCACTAGGATTTAAGTACGCACCCAACGACGTTGCTAAATACTTTTCCATAGAACACTTTGCTCCCAAGTTTCATGACGATATGGACTTATCTAAACTCCTTGGTCATCACTCAACAACTAGGAAACTAATCTCAGACAATGAGATTCTCTTAAAACCCGGCGTAGAAAACGCATACAGAGAAGTAGAATTCTTAGGTTTTCTGCAATCTAAAGGTTACATACTCAACTATGTCTCAGCCAGTTCTAACCAAACGTGAATTGATGACGCAAATGCGCCGATTCATTAGAGATAAAGAGCGAGGCATCTCTATGAAGCTTTTTGCAGACTTGTGTGGCGTCAATAAAGCCCACCTGCTTGACGTCTTCTGGTATCGCTCCGAGCCTTTAACAGAATACATCCAGCGTAGAGTCGATAAAGGCTACAAAGCATGGAAGAACGGCGAGGTAGCCATCATGCAATTACGTAACCGCAGTAAATACGTTGAGTACCGCAGAGAAGCTAAACCTAGAATTATGCCCACTACTGGCCTACAAATGATTAATGGCAAGATAGGTATTAGATTGGGTATGAGGAATATAGACGATTATTCGCAACCACCATTATTTGAAGGGGATAACAATGGCAGTTCTACATGATTACAAATGCCCAAGACACGGCTATTTTGAGAGCAGAAAAGCGCAATGTCCGATGAAAGACTGCGTTGATGAGGTCTCAATAGTCTATTTGCAGCCTGTTGGGCTAGTATCGGACGGTACGAAGAAGAACGACAAGACAATTAAGCAGTTAGCAATGGATTTTGATATGACTAACGTCAAATCAACCCGTGAAGGCGAAAATCAAGCCGGATACTTCACTAGAAAGAACAAAACGTCCAAGAAACAGCTTGAGAAGGAAGCTAGAGAGGCAGCGCAGCGTCCAAGAGAGCCAAGACCGGGTGATGCCGCTAGATGGGGCGGTGACAGCCGTTACAGCTTAGAAAACGTCATAAAAGGCGGAGCTGTACGCTCAGTTATGGGAGAATCAGTCGGTCTGAACCCTAAAGATGTTGGGAACTTGACAGGACCCAAGACGGCGAGTTATGTTGCCGACCATGAAAACCTTCAAATGAAGTCCTAAATGCGGATACCATCTAACGACGATGAACGTGAGTTCTTTTACCGTGACTTAATACAAAAGTGCATGGTATCCCTAGCAGAGCGCAAAGGGGATTACGCCTCTCTGCGCTCTTGGTTTTTATTTGGCGGCGGGCCAGACGAAAACCCTGCTCTGTTCAACAAGATATATCCACACATTGACCAGCTAACATCGTTTCTCTACTCAGCAGAAACAACACGCTTCTCAATCAATGTCGGTGCCGCTGTTCCTAACATGGAACACATTAAGATTCCAAAGCTAACGTCTGCATTAAATGATGAGTGGCTAAACTCAAATGCCGACCAAGTATTCTCGTCTGCCCTAACGTGGTCATTGGTCTATAACACGACGTTTATCAAGTTGGTCGTTAACAACGGTATCCACCCCTACATGGTAGAGCCTAGCTCAATGGGCGTACTACGTGAAGACGTAACCTATACCGACCGACAAGAAGCAATAGTTCAAACCTATTACATTACAAAATCCGATTTGTATAATCGATTGTATAGCCACCCTAAACGAGAAAACATCGTAAAGCGTGTTCAAACATCGATGTATAGCAAGAGTGAAGATTTGCCTGAAGGTCTTGACCGGTTAATTATTTCTACCTCCAATCCAACTATTTACGGTAACGTCAACTTAGACTTGTACGGGTCCAATCGTTACAAAGCTCGCGTTGCCGAAGACACCGTTAAGATGTACGAGTTGTGGGTGTGGAATGACGAGATTCAGGATTATCAGGTAGTCACGATGGCTGACCCTGACATCTTTATCTATGACCGTCCGGGTGCGTCTGTCTTCTTGCGCGGTGAATGTCCGTTTATTCAAATTTGCCCTAACCCACAATACGATTATTATTGGGGTCAGAGTGAAGTAGCTAGACTCAATTTGCTTCAAGCGGTACGAAACAATCGAATGTCCGAGATATTGGATATTTTGTCAAAGCAAGCAAAACCACCCAAAGTGTTTTCTGGCTTTATGGGTATCACGGATGAGAAAGCCTTTGCGTTTGACCGTCCGGGTTCATTTGTCTCTAGCGATATGCCTAACGCTAAGGTGGACGCTATTGCACCTGAGATGCCATCGTCTTTATTTGAGGTCATCCATGAAATTGATGCAATGTTTGCAGAAGCAAGTGGAATATCAAGTGTTCTGTCTGGTCGTGGTGAGCAGGGTGTACGCTCCGCTGGTCATGCTTCTCAGCTGGCCCGTCTTGGAAGTTCTCGCGCAAAAAAACGTGCCCTAATCGTAGAAGACAGCTTAGAAAAAGTAGCAACGCTGTATCTAAAGCTCATGCAAGCCTACGACAACACGCATTTCACAGACGAAGAAGGCAACAAGTTTATTGCCGAACAATTTACCAAGGATTATGTGGTGAAAGTGGACGCTCACTCCAATAGTCCGATATTTACCGAAGATATGAAAGAATTGGCGTTTAATCTGTACAAAACCCAAGCAATTGATAAAGAATCTCTGCTTGACTTGTTAGAGCCGCCAATGAAACAATTGCTAATAGATAAATTGAAAAAGCGTGAAAAAGATAAGGCTAATCAACCTCAACAAGGTAAACCCGAAGAGAAACCTAAAGGTGAATAATGGCTACGAAATCAAATTACACGCCGAAATCTGACCAGCCGAGAGTAACAACCGGCGAACTGAAAAAGACTGAAGCTGCGCCATCTATTCAGTATCGGGTGACGGGCATTAAGTCTTTTAACCCCCGTCAAGAAAGAAAGACGGGCCGCATGGGCGAACGATAGGAGTACATTATGTACAAAAAGCACAAGCGCGGTCGTAAGACACGCCGTTAATTCCCGCAAGGGATAGGGTATGGCTGACTTCCCTTTTTAAGTTGGCCGCTGCTAATTGGAGAACACCATGGCACGCATGAAACGTAAAGGCCGTAAAGGTCGTAAGTAATTAGTCCCTTGTGGATTAAACCCAAGGGGGAGGGGGCATACTCCCCCACTTGACATTTGCTGATAGTCTGGTTTAATCGCGTCTAGTTTGACGATAGAGGTTATTTATGAGCGTACCACCCGATAAGTTAATGGAAATGATTGGCAAGCAACAGGGTAACCCTGCTGAAGCCCCGCCTGAATCAAACACCGCGATGTCTGATGCGACTACGGCTCCTATGTCTGCGCCAATGTCTACGCCAGAACCTAAAATGGGGAATCGTGAAGGTGCGCTAGTCAATATTTCGATGGCAATGGATTTGATTGAACAAGCCTTGCCAAGTTTAGGTAGTGAATCTCCAGAAGGTCAAAAAGCATTGAACGCTATTAGAGCGTTGAGTGGTTTGATTGGACCTCGCAAGCAAAAAACAAATGAACTCCAGCAATCTGAGATTATTCAGATGCTACAGAACTTGCCGCAAGCCGGTGGAGCAACACCAGAAGGCCGAGCAATGTCGCAAGCTCCTGCTGTCCCGAACCTCCCTCCTATGCCCGGTGCAGCACCTTCTCCAATGGGTGCGCCCGGTGCCGGTGGTGGCGGTGCTTCACCTCAACCCACTCCAATGTAAGGAATAATTATGGACCTGTTTAAACCAAGAGGTGCTAACAGCCCTCGTCGCCCTACAGACAACAACCAGCAAAACGGTGTTGTTACTAATCCACCACGTTTTGAGCAATTTGGCGGTTTGTCTAGTTCAGGTGCAATTGGCAGCAAGAACAAAATGGGCGTTCAAAAGCCCGGTGATGGAAAAAAAGTAATTTAATTTTATTAGGGGATAAGAATGAGTCTTGAAGATATGTCTTTTGAACAACGCGACCAACTTGCGTTGTTAATGCGTGAACTTTCTGATAATCCATCAACGAGAAAAGATGTTCTGCGTTTGACGAAGCAACTCAAACCAGACCTTGTTATCCCTGAGCTGGAAATAGAAAACACAACTAAATCGTACGTTGATAAGTTAGAACAGCGACTTATGGCACGTGATGCAAAAGACAGAGAGCAAGATGCGTTGCGTGACCTTGAGTCTCGCCGTAATAGATTGATGAAAAAAGGTTTAGTAGACCGTGAAGAAGATATTCACGAGGTGGAAAAAATTATGCTGGAAAAAGGCATAACTAACCATGAGGCGGCAGCAGAGTATTGGAATTGGATGAAACAATCCGCTACGCCAACGCCGACAGGCTACAACCCTTCAGCGGTTAGCAAGTTCGATTTAGGTAAATACTATAAGAACCCGCAAGCCGCAGCAAGAGATGAAGCAGCAAAAGCACTCCAAGAGTTGCGTAAAAATTCGCGACCCATTGGATTTTAATTAGTAGGGGATAAAGTTTTTAGGAGATAACCATGCCTATTGGTGGCGGTATCATTCCAGCTACAGGTAGTACGCAATATACCGAGTTGACATACGTCACACGGCGAGCGTTCATTCCGAAGCTGGTAGTTCAATTATACAACTCGACTCCGTTAATGGCGGCTTTGATTGCTAACTCGCAACAAGCCTCCGGCGGTGTTTCTTCCGTAACCGTTCCCGTTCAAGGCGCACAGTTTGTGAACGCACAATGGTCTGATTACTCTGGTTCGTTTAACCAGCCATCAGTCCAACAAGGTGCTTTCAACGCTGAGTTTGACTTGAAGCTGATGATTGCTCCAGTACCGTTCCTCGGTATGGAAGGTGCAGTTCAGCAAGACGCTGCAATCATTCCATTGATTGAAGCTCGTATGAACGATGCGACAAACGTGATGATGGATGCAATGGCAACTGCCTTGTACACCAACAGCACTAACACGCAACAGTTTACAGGTTTGCCAGCAGCTGTTTCTGCTTCTGGTACCTACGGTAACATCAGCCGTTCTGCTTACACTTGGTGGCAGTCAAAAGCCTACACAGCAGGTAACGTCAACCCAACCCGTCAAAACATTCTTCAGTACATCTCTGGTACCGTTAAAAACGGTGCTGAAGTGCCTACGTTTGGTGTTTGCGGTTTTGGTACATGGACCCTGTTGGCGCAAGACTTTGTCGGTCAAGAGCAATACGTTATCACTCCCGGTCACGGTTTTGATGGCGACTCTAATGGACCACAAGCTGCTTTCCGCGCTTTGATGGTTGCCGGTGTTCCTATTTATCCTGACCCATATTGTCCAGAAGGTACGGTTTACTTCCTGAACACTAATTACCTCTCGCTCTACATCCATGAGCAAGGTTCGTTCGTGTTTACTGGTTTTGAATCGACCCTGCCAAACTGGCAGATTGGTTATGTTGGTGCTGTCTTGATGATTGCTGAGTTGGTTTCAACTAAGCCTAAGTCAATGTCAGTTGTGTCAGGTTACAACTCTCTAAGCATCTAAGGAGCTAACCATGTCACTAAGTACCAATAAAATCATTCTTGCTGGCGCACAGACTAACACCGCTGGTGCCTATTTCCTAACGACTACTGTTACAGCAGTCAGCACAGGTAACGGCACAGTTATTCCAGCTGGTGTTTACGTGATGTTCCCGCAAGCTAATACGTCTGTTTTGGCTTACAACGGCACGTCTAACGCTACCGTTATGCCAGCTAATACTGGCGGCGTCATCATTTCTGATGGTGTCAACGTATATGCTAAGACAACGGCAGCAAGCGATGTTGTGACTCTGTTGGCTACCAACGGTGGTCAGAACGTCAGCAGCACGTACACATCGTAAGGGGGCATCATGGCTAATTCTGATGCAGTATCGCAACTATATCTTGACAGTTTTAGCTTTGGTCGTCTTGGTGTTGTTCGCGGTACAACGCTAAACACCGCTGGTAACGCAGTTATCACCATTCCAATTCTGAGTGGTGGTTTAACTAACGGCGGTGGTGTAGCTAACTCGGGCGGCATTATTGTTCGTAGAATTACGATTCAAAATGGTTCCGGAAACGTTTCTAATGCAAACGTAAGCATATCCGCAACTGGTGATGGCGCAAACCTTATTACGGCTAACACCGTATTAACGAATATGTCCACTACTGGTCGTTATGCTGATATTAATGCAGCGGCACCATACACTAGCAATGTTGTATCCGGTAGCGTAACCCAATGCTTGTATGTAAATATTAATGCTATCGCTAACAATGCGAACACCGTTGATATTTGTGTATATGGCGACGTTGTGAGCTTCTAATTATGCAAACCGTCTATGTGACAAACAAATGGGATAAACCCATAACCTTTAGCTACAATTACATACCTTACACATTTCCGGTGGGTGAGAGTGTGGAAGCACCTCTAGAGGCTGTTTGTCACATATTCGGTCATAACGACCCTGATAAAGAACCGTATATGGCGCGGTTGGCAATGATTCAGACTAAGGCAGACATTCCTAGCGGATTAAAAATCCTTCAGAAAATTCTGATTACAGACCAGCCGCCAAAGAAAGACCACTCGTTATCCCCGGTGGTTGAGAGAGTACCCCTTCCTTCTACCAAGGGGGATGGGGGAAAAATCAATGTTGCAGCTTGATATGGACTTTAAATGTCTCAAACACTTCAAAGCTACATTACGTCGGTCAGATACCTTTTGCACGATGCAAACGCTAACTTTTACACCAACAATCAATTAACTGATTACGTTAACGGTGCAAGAGCAAGAGTTGTTCGTGATACGGGTTGTCTTCGCACAATCCAAACAACTCAAATTCCTTGCGCTCCGGGCGACTACGACATAAATACAGCAGCTCCGATTCTTTGGCAGACCGGTACGGTGGTCGCTTCTGGAGATTATGTATTTTCTAATATTTATATTTATTTAGTAACTAGCGGTGGCACATTAGGAACTGCGCCTGATTATCCTAACGCTAATAATGTTTATCCTCCAGACGGAACAATTTACACCGATACTACTGTCTCATTGCAATATGCTGGACCGTCAGAAATAATCAACTATGCTTCTTTACCGTCTGGTGTAAAAACGCTAGACGTTATTAACATCAATCTTTATTGGGGAAACTCCAGAATACCTTTGCGGTATATGGCTTGGACAGACTTTAACGCACAATTGCGTTATTGGCAGAACCGCATAGGAACACCGGTTGCTTATAGCATTTATGGGCAATCTCAAATATACATTGGACCCGTTCCCGACATATCTTACACGGCTGACTTAGATACGATTTTATTGCCAACAGATTTAGTGGCTCTCGATGATGTAGATAACATTAACGACCCGTATTCTAGTACCGTTAAATTTTATGCTGCTTACCTTGCCAAATATTATGAACAGTCGTTTGGTGAGGCTGAAGTTTATTTAGGACAGTATAAACAACAGATTCAATCGGTTCAGGCGTCCGTCTACACTAGAAGGCTGCCGGACCCATACTCTAGAGCGTACTAGGTCATGGCATCGGCAGAACAAAAAAAATCATACGAAGTTTTTAAGAACTTTCGTGGAATTAACACGAAAGCTAACCGTACGGCTATTGGTGATGACGAGTTTTATTGGCTTGAAAATGCCATGCCAATTGGCTACGCCAATTTAAAAACAACGCCTACGTATGACGATGTTGGAAGTATTACTTTTGCTAATACTGTTGTAAATTTCTTTTCAGCCAATATTGGCATTACAGATTACTTGTTAGCCTTCCAAAATGACGGAAGTTGTGAATACGTAAATCTAACAACTAATGTTAAAGGTACATTAGCAGCAGCAGGTACGTTTACAACTACGGGCGGCATTAATGTTAGTCAATGGAAAAATGACCGTGTTTTAATTATCGACCCTGTTAAAGGCTACTATACTTGGAATGCGGTTAATTTAATTTCCGTTGGCTCAATTGCGTCTATTGGTATAGTCAATCAAGGAACTGGATATACCTCAGCTCCTGCTGTAGTTATTTCCTCACCAAATCAAACAAACGGAATTCAAGCGACTGCTGTTGCTACGATTTCTAACGCTAATGTTATTTCGTCAGTAACTTTAACTGAAGCAGGTTCTGGTTATACGTCATCTCCAACCATAACATTAAATGGTGGTGGAGGAACGAACGCCAACATTATTGCAAGTGTGCTTACGTTCGCGCAAGGAACGGTATCTGTTTTAGTCACAAACGGAGGTACTGGATATTCCAATGCGGCTAACATTTCCGTAAGCATTGCTGGCGGTGGTGGAGCAGGAGCAGCTGGCAAAGCAATTATTTCTGGAAACATTGTTACTCAGGTCATTATGACCAACAACGGTTCTGGATATACAAATCAATCTAACATTACGGTATCTATTACTGGTGGTGGCGGAACAAACGCTACTGCCTCAGCCATTATTAATACAAACACTAATTCAGGAATTCAATCGTTTTCTGGAAGAGTTTGGATTTCTAGCGGAAGAACTGTTTATTATTCTGCTGCTGGCTCATACAGCGATTTTGTAACGGTATCAGCCGGAACAATAGTTTTGACTGATTCTACGTTACATGGAAACATTATTCAATTATTGTCAGCCAATAACTTTTTGTACATCTTTGGTGATGACAGCATTAACGTATTTTCTGACGTTAGAGTAACCGCTGTTGGAACCACGTTATTTACAAACACAAACGTAAGCGCATCAATAGGAACAAAATTAAAGTACGCTATTTTCCCGTACTTCCGTTCTGTTCTTTTTATGAATGATTACGGTGTTTATGCTCTTGTTGGTTCTACAACATCAAAAATTTCTGACCCTTTAGATGGAATTTTTCCAAATATTGATTTTGTTAATGGTGCTGTAAATGGTGGTCAGGTACTTTTAAACAATATTTTGTGTGCGGCATTTAATTTTAAATATACAGGTGGATTAGGCTATTCTTCTCAAGATAGATATATTCAAGCGATATTTTTTGAGAAGAAATGGTTTTTTACAAGCTCCGACGATAATTTGAAATATGTAACGTCTGTTCCGGTAGGTGGAAGAGTTACTTTGTTTGGTACTAATGGGAATTCGTGCGTCAAGATGTACGCAAATACAACATCAACTGTAAACAGTTATGTTCAGACTTCTTTGAACCCAATGAAGGACCCAATCAGAACTAAACAGGCGTTGAAAATTGGAGTTGAAGCGACGTTGGATGCAGGGGCTAGTATTGCTGTAACTGTTGATTCTGAATCTAATACATCTCCTGTAATTTCTTTGCCGTCAGGTATTAGCTGGATTAATATTTACAATGGAATTATTCCTTGGATAAATAATTCTTCTGTAGAAATAGAATGGACTTCAGGCGGCATTGGATACACGTTATACAAATCTGACGCCAAGCAATATGGAAAATATTTAGGTATGACAATTACATCTAGTACACAAGGAATTGTGTACAACGGTTTTGAATACGAACATGAATTAAGAACGAGGTTTTAATATGAGTGTACCTTATACATTTTCTGGCGCAACGTCATCAATACCATTATCTCAATTAGATACTAATTTTCAGACTACAGTTATTTTGGGAACAACGTCATTTCAGTTGGGTGATACTGTTTCTACAATAGATGGATTAAGTTTTTCAAACATAACTGTTAATAGTACGTCTTCTTATGACGCTATTAGAATTAATCAAACAGGAACTGGTAATTCATTTGTTGTTGAGGATTCAGTAAATCCAGACTCATCTCCTTTTGTAATTAATACTGATGGTAATGTTTCTGTTGGTTATACAAATACATTATTAAAATTAGGCGTTAATGGTTCTGTTGGATGGAATGCGCCGGTAACTGTTACAGCTGCAACATATACTGTTTTAGCAACAGACAATTGGATTATTGCAAATCGCGCTGGTACTGTAACTGCTACATTGCCTACGGCTTCTGCTTATACGGGTCGCATATTAACAATCAAAACTGTGCAAGCACAAACTGTTGTTTCTGCCGCATCTAATGTAGTTCCTATTGGTTCTACTGCTGCTGGAACCGCTATTTTGGCTGCTACGGCAGGAAAATTTGCTACGTTAGTTAGTGATGGAACTAACTGGGTAATTATGCAAGCTAACTAAGGAAAACAA